ATGAAAATTCTTTAGTAGTTTCTTTTGAAACTTGTACATGTTGAAATGAACAAGACCCTCATCCACGTTCACTATTCGTATGTGCTTCTCTGTGAAGTATACTGGGTCGTTCTTACACTTGAGAAATTCTTTTACGTTTTCCTCAGTGAATGATTGTTGTGTATTTGCTTTCTTTAGATTCGGATTACCAAGATAAATGTCACTCATAAAATCATAATTTGTTTAGAAAATCTTTGAACGTAACTCCTTCCTTTGCGAATGATGATGTACCAAATGCTGAACTGGTAGCAGAGATTGATTTCTTAGCATACTCACCAGCTTTATTTGTAACATCACTAGCAGTTTGTGCACGTTTTTTTACAAGTGCATCTCTCTTTTTAGTAACTTTATCAATCGCCTTGAGTTTTCTCTCACCTCTTTTTGTTCTCTTGTCATCAGGACCGTCTGGTTTGGTCTGTGACATATCAGGTCTGTTCTTTTTATCCTGTTGGATCTTTTTATACTTCGCTTGGTCAGCACGATACCTATCCATATCGACCTTACCAGTCTCTTTATTCTTGTAACTTCTTATGTTAGGTCTCTTGAATCTGACTGATTTGGTTGCAGGTTTTGTCGCTTTCGCTGCACCCTTCGCAGCACCCTTCGCTGCACCTTTAGCAGCACTACCTGTTGCTTTTGCTGCACCCTTTGCCATCGCTGCAACACCTTTTGCCACTGCTTTACCAGCAACTGCTAAACCTTTTCCTACAGCAGCAAGAGGTGCTGCCTCATTTGTGTTTTCCATGTGTTTATTTAGTCTGTTTAGACATGTCCTTCAACATTTTTTGAAGGTCTGCTGTACTACCTACAAACATAGCATTGTTTGTAACTGATTTAGGTCCTGACTTGTCCTCGTCAAGATCTTTCATTTTCCTTTGCAGATCAATCAACTTGTCAGTTGTATCTGCTACGTGTTTGATCAACTGACCTGCCACTTCATACGCTCTAGGATGTTGAGAGTCCTGACATACATCAAGTATTCCATTGACTGCTTCCTGACCTTTCTCAACAAGAGAATATAATTGACCACGACTATACTCATAATCCTTTGTAGGATCATCTTGTTCACTGGTCTTCTTTGCTATTTTCTTTTTTTCACGAACGATTTCAGACTTCACATCCAGTGCTTTATCAATAGCATCATAAGAGTTTGACATGCTTTTCCAAATAATTACAGAGCAAATATTCGGAGGATTCGGAGTATTGTTTATCTATATTTATCGTATGCTGCTCTCATTTCAGCAACAGCGACTCTTGGATCTGCATTTTGACCAGACTCTAGGAAGATAATTGACTTACGTTCTATCCCATCATCCATGACTATTGCTTTGTTTTTCTTGATACTCCAATACCATAAATTATCAGATTCTGCTTTCGCTACTCTAAAAATAAATTTGTTCACTTAGTTTGTCAAATGCCTCATCGAGCGTATTTAGATTATGATGACTTACAATTTTAGATGTGCATTCATTTCTATCTCTAGTATAACAAACCCATTTATCATCATAGTGTATACGACCTACCTTACAATTCTCAAAGTATATGCTTTTCTTTGGTTTACCACATTGAGTCATATTGACTGCACACTCTTCCATAAGGTCGAAAGCATCATCTATAGTTTGACAATTAGTATTGATACCATAGTCAAAACTTCTGACATCATCATCCCATTTTATTTTCCTTGTATGTACCTCTATCTTTTTACCTTCAGTGTGTGCTATACGTATAAGAAAATTAGATTTCTTGTTACCATCTAATCTATATGTCATCACCTTGTACTGTGCTATACTCTAATCCATCAGCATCAAAGAATGACCTTGATTCTGTGAATCCAAACTCATCACCCACCTCAATCAGTGCACTATCTTGAGCATCAACTTGACTTATGGTAGTACCTGCATAGTGCTCTGTTATCTTACTGCCAAACTGTCCCCTTTGTACCAAGAGATTAGTTCCATTGATCTCTCTGATTCTGAATACTTCTGAGTTGATTTGGATATATGTGTTTGTAGATAGTGATGCAGCAGATGAAACAGAGATCATTGTCTGCTTGGTTGATATCTCTGCTGTGATTGTAGTTGTAGTATCACTGTTATAGTCTTTGACTGCCTGTGGCACAACTGTATATCTCTGTGCTCTTGGTGCTCTGATAGCAGTAGAGTAATCGACTTGTACCTTCTTGATAACACCAGACTCGTCTGTTGGAACCTCTTGATAGAAGTATGTCTTCGCAATAAAATCTAGATCGTATTGTATGAATCTACGAGTAGAAAAATCACCCTCATACTCATCAGAAAAAGATATGTTAGCAAGAGTAAAAGGTATATCTCTTTTCTCTTCTACTTCCTCAAGCATATTCACAGTAACATTATATGATGGTTGAAAGAATGGAAGTATTTGTTCTATAATTTGAAGTGCATCGTCTTGTAATTTTGTTGCAAAACTAAGTCTGAAACCTATCTCATATGGCACAGGTAAAAATATTTTTTTGTGCTTTGTCTTATCAGATCCCTTACCTGTGAATTTTGTTATCGGTGATGATTTTCTACTTGGGTCGTATGTGTATGATGTAAGTTCAAAAGATATTCTTGGTAATGTGATAGCAACATTATCATCAAAGTTTGCTTGTTGCTCAACCCTTGCAAGGAATCTTTGCATAGGACCGTAGGCAATGGGCACCTTGATCTGGCTAATTGTTTTACCATCACTGGCAAATTTCTTTATCTTTATATTGTTGAACAATGTACCGAAAGCAACTACAGTCTTTCTTATCGTCTCATTGTAAAAATAACTTCCTAACATTATACTTCACCAAATGGGTTTTGTTCTGTAAAATCTAAGATGCTGCTGTCAGAGATAGTTTCTATCTCATCACCTGAGTTGTAAGCATCATCGTCATCGTAATCGATACTATCTAGTGCATACTGAGCAGTGCCGAATCCAACATTACTTATGTTTTCTCCAACTGCAAAGTCACCAGATAGATTTCTAGCAAGCAATGTATTGGTTGCAGTATCCCAGTCAGTCACAAATGCTGTTGTAAGTGTTGACTCCCCAGTAATGATTTGACCATACTGGAATGTGCCACTACCAAATGTATTAGCAGCACCTATTGTGATAGTAGGTGCAGAGGCATAACTATGACCTGCATTCAGTATATCGATGTGTGTGACTCTGTTAGTCGTTGTGTTGATACGTGCTGTAAGTACACCAACTTCTCCACCTGCAGCAGGGTTGCTGACAGTTACTAATGGTGGAGTGAAGTAACCTGCACCACCAGTGGTTAGAGTGATACCTGTAATTACACCACTTGTACCAAGACCTGCAACTGCACTTGCACCTACACCCTTGCCATCTTCGGGTATGAATTGTATATTTGGTATCTGTGTATAACCTGCACCAGGATTTGTTATCCTTATATCAGACACCCTCAATGATGTATTGAGTCTTGATCCTGAGGTAGATGTGATTGCAACTGCAGTCGCTTGAGTTCCACTGTCAGGTGGTTCAATGACAATGGTAGGTGCATTGGTATACCCTGCACCACCACTTATCAAATCAATCTTGTATATACCACCATTACCTATGGTTGCTGTCGCTGTTGCCCTTGTTCCCTTGTCACCTAGTTTCATTGTGACATTGTAACCCTCATCTTCAAAGTCATCGTCAATAGCAGTAACACCAGTATCAATGACCTCATCCTCAAACTCGAAGGGTTCACAGGTAAGTTCATATGTATACCTGTCACGTAACATATAGAAGTTCTCTATATCATTTACATACTTGATCTCAAATATTATATCTCTAAGTGGGAAATACATGAGGTCACCCTCATTAGGTCTTGCTTGTGATAGTAGGGGTGCAATACCCTGATCATATCTCTCAATAGATATGACTATCTTCATCTCTGCTGTTGACCTTACACCAAATTTTGTAAGTAAATTATATCCAGAATCAAATCCCTCGTATGATGTTATATAACCCTCAATTGGAAATGACTTATCAAACTTTGAACTTGTTATCTCTCGCATCACTGTT